CGAACCAAGTCCAGCAATGGACTTGAAGCGTTCCTCTAGGTTTGAGTAACTGATTGTTGGGTAGTTGGCCATAATGATTTATTGATTTTACAATTTGTTCGGGCTTAGGTCGCCAAATTTGCGCTGGAAGTATTTTAGAAAGTTAATGGAATGAACCTCTGCGTGACCATAAGTCTTGATTAGACGAAAGTATTCACGGGGTGGCATAGTTGCCACACACTTACCAAGGGTGGGGTGTGTCTTTCCAATGTTGCTAGTAGCGTCCTTACGAGCTAGGTCGTAACGATCTTTTTCGGTTGCTACTTCTTTTGCGAAGCTAGCTGTGATTTCAGCTCTCAGCGCGGCATCTATTTCCTCGTCGGAAATAGTTGGTGGTTTGTTTAATATTTGCATAAGTAAAAAAAGGAGAGGGGTTGGGATCGGACCAACCCCTCTCCAAGTTCAATTAGCTTACGTCCTGGATCAAGCCGTGAGCCTGTGGGTGGTAAACACCGAGGGTCAGAGCGCAATCAACGAAGCCACGTTCGCCGCCACCTTGATTAGGCAGACGAGTTGAACCCATAGGGATCAGTTCGTGCACACCGTAGAATTCAGGGTTAAGCAAGTAACCACTGGAGTTAACTGTAGAACCACCGAAGTTAGGCATACAGTCCGGGTTAGCATTTACGATCGAAACGATACCGTGATCGCTTTGATACAGTTCAACACTGAGCTTGATTGATGCAGTGCCGCCATCGTAGTTTACGTTACGGATGCTGGACTCTGTAGCAACAGTTGACAAGCGAGCGAAGTCGCTGATGACACGGCGTAGGCCAACGTCAGCAACAAGGATCAAGCCATTGGATACACCATTAACTTCGAAGATGCTCGAAATGATGTTGTTCAATGCTGTTTCGCTGAAGTCATTTGCAGCGGACTCAGTAGTTGTGTAGATGCTGGTAGCAGGAGTTGTGAAGCCAACTGGAACAGTTGTTGCAGTAGCAGCGGAATCAATGAATCCACCAAGGCCAGTCATCTTATAAGGAAGAGAGGCAGTAGCTTGCTGTTTAACGTTAGCGGAGCAAAGAGTTGCTTCGATGTCACGCTTGAGTTCACGGATTGCTTTAGCTTCTGCTTGTGCAATTTTAGCTGGACCAACAGAATCAACAGCTTCCTGTAGATCGGATACACGATAGTCCCGGCGGAACTTTTGTGTGTAGTTGCCCATACGAGCACGACCAGCGAACTGGTCAGTGAATGTAGTGACGTCATCGCCTTCGACGATGCCAGCTGTGCTAGGTGCGCTAAGGGAGTCTACTGTCCACTCTGTGTTGGTAGCTGATGCGCGTTGCTTTTGAGCAGATGAAAGAACGGGAGTTTCTTCTGGAGCCAAGATGGTAAGTACATCTGTAAGGTCCTCACGATTGGAAACAGCCGAACCGGTATTTGTCACGTCATAGGTATTTGAGAATGCCATAATGTTATATAATTGGTGTTATCGGGTTTTTAATTGTTGTGTTCGGAATTTGATGAAATCGCTTTTGTTTCCGCTACTTTTATATTGTTGAGCTAATTGCTGAATTGCTTTCGTCGGAGTGCTAGATGATTTTTCAGTGGACGCTGAAATCGAACCTACTGTCTTGGGTGGGTTTAATTTTGGCGACACTGGTTTGCTTGGTTCTACTGGTGTACGTCCCCATAGGCTATTTGCCGCGTGTGCCATTAGGTATGGCATTTGAGCGGATACATCAGGCGGAAGAGAATCCATCATATCGGATACTCGTTTGTCCTGCATAATAGCATTATATTGATGACGAACATCATTGTCTTCACCACTAAGCCAGGGCAGCTCTTTAGCCGCCTGTGCATTAAATGACTCAGTCAATTGTTTACCTTCATCCTTTGCTTGAAGCGTTTTCAATTGTGCGGGTAGGAACTTGTCCCGTGCCTTGCGTGAGTTCATTAAACTCTTGCGCACATCGGCCTTGGTCAATTCCGTCTCACCAATCGTAACTACTATATCATCCGGTCCATATCCGTCTGCTTGAAACAACGTATCCTCTGCCCACTCGATTACGGAATTAACTTCCTCGGCCTTATCCTTTAGGGCTTCAATTGTATTCAATGAAGCGAATGGATTGTTGGCAACTGTTTCGGGTGCTTTGAGTGGATCCGGTGCTTGCTGCAACCTGGCCTCCAGTAAACTGATGCGTTCTTCAGCTGCCTTCCGCTTTGCGGTAAGCTCACCAAATCGCGCAACTGCTCGACTGCCAAGTTTTTCGGATAGTTCACGAAGTTCTGCTTCGGACATATCATCTAGATCTAACTGTGAAAGAACATCTGCTGATGGTGCTTCTGGAGTTTTCTCCTGGGCCTCATCAATTTCTGATTCAACTTCAGGGATCCCATTTTCAACTACCTCATCCTCGGATTGCTCCTCAGCTGGTGCAGGCTCTGGTGTAGATCCCAAGCGTCTGGTAACGAAATCAGACGCTGATATATTTGTATTTTCCACTGCTGTTTCTACGGACGCAGAGTTCTCCGTTGCTATTTCATCTGTCATATATTATTTGTTTCCACTCCTTAACGCCGAGCGATGGCGATGTAAATATATTAGCACAGTACGCAAGCCCATTTCTACTAGTCGGTTTGCAGTGCAATGCCCTTTACTTCATTGAAGTTGGACAGTTGTAAAATCTGGTCATAGCTTAGGATTCTGCCCGATAGCTGCTGAATCTTGTCAGTGCTTGCTTCGTGCAGCTCGGAGATTGTCTCCTCCCGCAATTCATTGATTACCCGAAGATATCGAATGAATGAATCGTGTGTCCTAAGCGTGTTTAAGTCGTCTTGTAAATTCATATTATTTAGATGCTGATCGCATTAATTCAACTGTGCGGGGGCCACGGGACTTAACATCTCGGTACCACTTGCTGTCAACCATTTCATCCGCCGCCTTGCTGTAGTCACCTGCATCCAAGCCTTTGCGCATCTTCTTGAACTTATTTAGTTTAGTAAGACCTAGGTTGAATGACATATCAACAATTGCCCTCTTCACTGCTTCTGGTCGTTTGGCAAAGTTTTTATCAAACTTCTGGGCATCGCTGAATGCTTGAGTAAGGCTGTGGTTATATAAAGTTTTAATTTCCCTATCGCTAAGTTCTCTCCCATTAAGGAGTTCTTTAATATCAATACCCTCCTTCTTTAGTATGTTTTTATTTGCTGCGTCCTCTAGGTTGAAGCCCACACCAATGGTTCGATTGCCCTTACTGTCCTTGTAAACACTTGGCTTAATGCCCTCATTGAGGGACATCATATCATAGTATTCCTGCGCTCGCATATCTTTTGCGCGAAGAACAGCTTGATCCATTATGGATACATTATCAACCTTACCCTCCATAGCTACCTCCCTCGTTTGACAGTCCTTGTGTTTCGATGTTTCCAACTTGAGCAGCTGCTGTTCCGTACTGACCATACTGTGTAGCATTGATCTGCTGCTGTTGAGCAAACTGATACTGACCAGCATACTTCTGGAGACGAGCTGCAAAAGCTTCGTCCGATTGTAAACGCTGGGCGATGTCCGGCTGGGAAGCATACTGCTGAATGATCTGCATAGCAATCTGACCGCCGTTTGGACGTGCTGGCATTTCCATACCTGCGTAGATTTTAGCGAGGTCATCGGTTACGAATTGAGTTACTTGTTCGGTTGCAACTTGTGCAGGTTGTAGGATCTTATCAGCAAGTACTGGGTCAATAGCAGAAGCTGCTAGTTCGAGGAGGCTGTCCATATTGATACGACCATTTCGATCCATTGCTGTCAATGCAGTAATTTGCTGCATCTTTTGCTCTTGTGAGCTAGGGTCAGAATTGAGCACATCATAACTAATCATAATGTCAAAGTTCTCATCCGCGCTGCCCTTTGTGAATGTCTGCGGGTCTGCGTTTCCAGTTACACGGAAGAACACTTCATCCGGTCCAAAGCGTTGGAAGCACTTGAATGCCATAGCCATTACTTCAGCAGAGTGCGAGAGGAACTTATCCACTAGGAACTGCTTGCGAATTTGGCTAATGTTAGATGTCTCATCAAGTCCAACCAGTCGATCCGCTTGTGCCTCCAGTGTTTTCTCAATTTCAATTGAGCCAGTAGGGGGAGGTGGGGTTGGTGCAAATTCCAAGTCTCCCTTGCGGCGGTATGGAATCATACGACCTGGACCCCAATCTGTTGGAGCCTGCCCAACCGGGTGTAGGATTGGAGGAAGGGTTGCTAGGCTATTGCGATCAATACGGGAATCACGCTCTACCTTTACTTGGTTCTGGATACCACGAAGGATATCTGGAATGGTCATTGTGTCATACAGACGCTTGCTGTCCTCGGATAGCTTAGTGACCACAACTGGGTAGTCCTCGTATCCATTAAGCAATTCAAACTTAGCATACCCAGGGACTTCATCGTTACCATCGAACTCACGATGGAACACAGTGCAGTAGATGCCCTCTGATCCATCCTCTTCGTCAATGAGACGCTGGTATCCGTAGATCAATTCAACAAGCTCGTTAGCCTCGTACTGATTATCGGTCAACCCAGTTGATCGTCGTGCTTCAAACTGACCATTGAGTGAATCTACGTTTACGCCGCGATAGTGGTCAATGATGTACTCAACAAACTCTTCGTCCCATCCATCTGTTACGACTTTGTTTTCTAATTCTTGCGGTGTGTAGTAAGTCTTCCAGAAACAATATGGCGCACGTTGCGGATCTGTTACGTATGGAGGAAACAGGAAGTCCCCATCGGGGGCTAGTGTCTTTACTTGGGGTGCATCAATTTGTCGGCGCACAACGGGCAGTTGAGCTACTCCTTTTTTTCGCAATGTTTTGAGTGCTTCTTTTGCCCTTTTTGTTGTAACGCCTGGAAATGTTCCCTTGAGTAATTCAATGAGCTGATCATCAGCTTTACCATCTTGAATTAATTTTGCAATGTCTGGTGCAATCTGTGCAATCTGATCTAGGTCTAGTTCCTGTAGGAACTTCCGATCCTCCTTGTGCCACCCTACGTAAGTAATTAGGATGCCACGCTCAAGTAAGTAGTTAGCACCTAGTTCCATCTCACGCCCAAAGCGGGGGATGTATCCACTTGAAATCATCCACTTCAAGAAACCCGATACAAGTTTCGCACGGGGTACGTCACTTACCTCAGTTGGAAATGCACGAACATTGGAACGATTAAGGGAAGAAACAAATAGGGATACTAGTCGTGTGATCCGCTCGTCAATGACGTGGCTCTCCATATCGGATGCTCCCTCCCAGGGGAATGCGTCCGATCCGTGCTTGCGGTGATCACGGCTTTTACCTGGCCACCAGTTGCGGCGGTCATCATAGCTAGTACGGCATAGATCGAAATAGGACGATAGCTCTATTACGGTTTGGTCATATGCATATCGCAAAGTCTTTACGCTTGGATCCTGCCCGACGTAAGTAAGTGCTTTTGATGTAGTTTCGTTCTCCATAAATTATTTAATGTTTACCATTGGGCTACTGACGTACGGGGGCTTTGATCCATTTATACTTTGTTTCTTCCTGGGAGTTGTCAGCCTCGATGTGTATTACTTTGCCTTCCAGTTTACCAGATAGTGCAAGCGGAATACTGACTGGCACTTTCCTCCCTAGTTCCTTAATCCTTGTCATAACAAAACGCCTGTTGGGGGCTTGGGAGATTACAACTCCTCGATAGATTGTTGCCATTGGGATTAGGTCATCAATTAGACGCTGACCATCTTCACACATCCATAGGTTCTTGCCTTTGCCTGTGATCATATGTTCCTCCAAGTGGTGGATGGAAATCCTATGGATCTCCTCAAATGTAATTCCATACTCTTTTGCTAGTTCTGACATTCGCTTCTTTGGCATATTAATAACCTCCTTTATTGTTTTTAGTTGTTTGCATTGATGCGTCCGTAATGAAGTCCGGACCCTCTCCGCCATTTGACATTCGCAAATAACGAATAACATCGAAGAAGTCCTTTAGGGCTTCCTCTGGTTTGCCTCCTGCATTGTAGTTAATCAAGCTGGCGATTAGGTTACCACAGTCCGAATGGATGTAGCACCTGGGTTTGTTGATTGCATCCACCTCAACATTTGGGTTGTAGTTGAACCAATCATCCAAGGCGGTAATGCCGCGCTCCTCCATTTTACCATCGGATGGAATGAAGCTTAGGCCAAAGTCATAAAAGGATGTGAATAGGTCATCGTTGTTCTCGTTCTCGCGAGCAAAGAATCGTGAGTCACCTATGCGCTCGGTGACATCGATACCAAGTTCCTCCTCGATTTCCGCAAAAAGCTCGCAGTATCCCTCTACGTTTAACCCAATCTTCTTAGCAGCTGGGCCATACTTCCACTTGGGATCTCCGAACATTGCCCACTCACCGTACGTATCCCTGTCTGGCCACTCCCTGCGGATGTAGATCTCCCCGTCTTCGTTTACCCCAGCCCAGATGGCTGTGTAGTTTCTTGCGCCAGCGGGGTCAACCACTTGGTAGCAGGTGAACTTTGACTTATCCGAAATGTCCGGGAACGTCATCCCGTACTTATTGGGTTCCTCGTTGAGGACATTGACCTCTGTGTTGAAGTAAGGCAGTATAGCGTTCACGGATTTGACAGGTAGCCCATATGCGCGAACCTTGATCTCGTCCTCTGGACGACCGTGTAAGTCCTTGGCTATTCGCTCGTATCCCCCAAATGGGTTCTCGTCTGAATGGAGGTACACCACTCCTGCATCTCTAGTTGGGCTGTACTGACGAATTGGGACCTCCTTGTTACGAAGCAAGGCCGCTGGCCTTGTCTCGATAGTCTGCGCGCCCTTGAGGTAATCATCAACGAAGGGTGTGTAGCCATCGATTGGAGTAAAGCCAATGATCATCTTGGAGTTCCGTGTAGCCATTCGAAAGCGCAGGGTGTTAACCAGTGCGGAATCACCCAGATATTCGTCAAGCCACGCGCCTAAATTCAACCCAACTGGGTCCTTGAATCCAAACTGGAATCCTTCTAGGATGGTAGAATTGTTTGAGTACTGCGTGTAAGTCTTGAAGTCCACACGTGTGCGGGTGTCCGGGAATACGAATGAGCTTCCTGTGAATCCATTCTGCATTGAGTAGTTGACGTACCCATTGATCCCCTTGGTCTTCCTCTTGAATTCCCTGGGCATCATTTCCCAGATGGCTGGCTGTTGAACCTTGATGGAGGTATCCGCATTTTGTGAGAAGCATACTACGTGACCATCATCGGATTCGCTCACGGCTTCCATTATCATCTTTGCGCAACCAGTGGTCTTCCCGCTACGATTGCCCCCAAGGGCAAGGCACTCATTGAATTCATTGAGGGTTTCTCTGGCTCTTTGCCATCCAGGTAGTTCAAAGCCATACCGTAGGGGGTCATCCTCTGATGCCTTAATCCTTCCTTCGTGGGATAGGTACAGCTGCGCAAGTAGCGTTGGATCATTCTCAGCTAGGTAAATAATCTCTTCGTCACTTGGGGACAGTAGGATTGGATGATCTGTAAATATTAATTCCATTATACGAACTCTTCGTCATCTGTATCTAAACCCCACTCTTCGTCTATGACCTCAGCAAGCTCGGAGTTTAAATCCTCAATGGCTTCCGCCATTAGCATCTTCCCAATCCTGTAATTGCTGTAGTCATAGTATAGATCCCCATCCTTATCCAGTATGATAAAGCAGAAGTTTGGGGAGATATCCGCGAGCATTCGGCGGATGTGGTTAAAGGCGATGTCTGGATCAATGTCAGGTGTCTTACTCATATGTTCTCACTGTATTCCTCCATTTTTAGATGTGCTTTACCCAGTTCATAGAATGCGTCAGCTACGTTTCGTTGGTAGTAACCATTGGCTAGACTAATGCGAAACATAATATCTGCCATTTGATTAGCAGTGAGGTCATCGTGCTTGGTACTAATTGATACCTCCTCGTCGTGTTGATTAATTGTTATTTTCATATTGATATGTGATTATTAAATATAGCCATTTCATTTATGGATTAAAATAGAATTTACCCGCTGCTACTACTGCTCCCAGTATGGCAGCTAAACATACTCCGAACAACACTACTAGTATCATTCCAAGTGCTTCTTCTGCTTTGTGTAAATCTTTCATTGGTTCAGATATCCTCTATTACCTCCGCTTGTTTCATTGCTTCCAGCCGGGATCGAGCAGCAGCCAGCGTCTCCTCGTAGTCCTTCTGGGTGATTACCTGTCTCTCCTCCGTAATGGAACTGGCCTCCCCACGGGAGGTCATAGCTTCACGGAAGGAGTTAGCCTTGGCTATTGATAGCTCCTTTAGGTCACGAAAGCTCACGTCGAAGTCTGGGTCTGTCTCCATCTTCTCTCGCACCTTCTCAATCAGATCCTCCTCTAGGGAGGAGATGTTCAGATAGTTCTTGGCTGATATCTTACCAGCGATATCCCGCAACTTGCCCAAGTGGTCAGCATAGTCCACAAGTATGTTCAGTACTGTACACCTTGAGTATTTGTACTTCTTTACGAGTGCAGTCTGGCTTGTACCCTTGCTGTAGAGGTAGAGCATCTTGGCCACCTTCTCCGGGTCATACACGGATAGGCTCTTGATTTGAGCAATCTCCTTCACCTCAACCACCTGTGCAATGGCCTCCTGTATCCCTTCACATAATTCCTCCTTTGCGTCTTGAGCTGATCCCATATTGATAATGAATCTCATTATCATAACTATGTCAAACACTATTTAATTGACTTGACAAATTAACCCAAGGCCTTTACGTATGTGGTATAGTAATAACATAGTCAGGAGGTAAACCCCAATGCGGGCGAAAACGATCTCCGAGGATAGCCACTCGCACGACACTAATCTGCACGGTACTACACTGGGAACCAGTGCCTCTTGGGAACAAGGGTCACCCCGCTGTAGTATAGGTTGTCTCCCCTGATGATGCCAAGAAGGGAGACTTAAAATATATGCCTGCAACTTATGGATAACTATTCGATAGTACCTAGTCCGACACTCGTCTACGTTGCAGCAGCTTTGTAACGGCGAAGCTGTGTAAATTTACATATTTCCATTATGGAAAATACTTGTGGTAGCGTTTCTAGTAGCGTTTGTGGTGGCGTCCACACAGGAGTCCATACGAAGCAGCCCCCTTAGGGGGGGCCTTGAGAGTGGAATTTTTTTAACGGGTAGTATATGTATATATAAATTAAATTTCATTTTGAATTTTGACCCCCTCCACCCCTATAAAACCTGTATCATCCTGAAACCGTTAGACAATCTGTATTTAAAACTTGGATACGTTTGCCTAATCAATAC